GCATAAAATGGATATGCTGCTGCGACTCAAACTTGAGGTCGAATCCGGCCAGCGTTTTCTTGGCAAGAACGCGGCAGAGATTTGCGCGGAAGGTCGCTTGATGCACGACGAGATTCGGGAGGTGCTGGCAAATAACATCGCGAACTTTGAGACGGAGGCGATCAAGGAAACGAATGACGATGGCGACCTCGATGAGCTATAAAAAACAAACTGCGCTGCTCTCCGATTTCATATTTACGGAGCGCGACAGTTCGACGATCTATGACTGGGCGAAGCGACACATCATCCTGCCGGAGTCTTACGCGACCGCTGGCCCATTCAACGTGCGGATCACGCCGTGGCTCATCCCGATCTTCGACGCGCTGCAAGACCCGCTGATCCGGCGTGTCCACTTCCGCAAGGCGGTGCAGATCGGCGGCACGCTTGTCGCTGACATCTGGATACCGTGGCTGATCGCTAACGACGCAGGGCCGATCTCGTGGACGATGCAGACCGACGAGATGATCGAGAAGCACGCGAAGTCTCGACTCAATCCGTTACTCGAAAGGTGCAAGCCGGTTGCAAGATTACTGCCGCGAGTTGGGCCGATGCGAACGACGACCGACATTTATTTCGGTGGTTTCTTTCTAACCATGAACACGGCGAACCTTTCGACTCAGCAATCGCAGTCGATCCGTTACAAGGTCAACGACGAGATTTGGTTACCGAAATGGCAAGAAGTCTACGGTCACGCGATCGCTCGCGTCAGTAAATTCGAGGAGGTCGGGCGCTCCAAGATTTACAACGTGTCACAAGCGCCGGTCATGGACGCGGAGACAGGCAACGTCGAGGACGTAAGCTACCGCACAGGCAACCAGCAGGAATGGCACGCGCTTTGTCCAGAGTGCAAGCAACCGCATCCGATTATCTTCGATCAGCCTCCGCTGGTGAAGGACGGTCGGCGAGGTGGCGTGGTCTGGGATCGCACCGCGCAGCGCGATGACGAAACTTGGGATGTCAAAAAGGCGGCAGACTCGGCTAGGTTCCGTTGCATCAACTGCGGTCACGAACAGCCGGATACGGACATGACAAGAGCGCACTGGCGTAATACAGGTCATTACATTTCGCAGCGTAAGGACGCACCGAAGGAGGTCGTGAGCTTTAGGATCGAGGCGCTGGTCACGCGACCAATGCAGTTTCTGGTCGAGGAGTTCTGCGAGGCCGAAAACAATTACCTTCGCAACGGTGACGAGCGTATGAAGATTGAATTTAGAACCAAGCGCGAGGCGCGTCCGTGGATTGTTGAGCGCAAGGCGGTGAACATCCTGATCAAGTCAAGTGGCTACAAGGTCGAGGATTACGCGCAGGGTCAGCCGGTCGAGAATGAGACGATCCGCTTCATGGCAATCGACCGTCAGCAGGATCACTGGTGGGCTGAGATCGGGGCGTTCAGTTCGTCAACTGGGCCGCGCTACCGGCAACTATATTTCGGTCGGGTCGAGACTCGCGATCAACTGCGTGCTTTGCAAATACGATACAAGGTCGCGGATGCTTGCACGACGCAAGATCGTGGCTATCGACCGGCAGAGGTTGACCGCGATTGCGCTGAGTTCGGCTGGCGCGGGATGCGTGGTCACGGTCGCAAGACTTGGACGATGCGCGATGAGAACAGCGGGACGCTGATTAACTTCCCGCACTCCGAGCCACGCATCAGCGACTATCGAGGCGGTGACGTTTACTACTATGACTGGTCGGGCGATTATTTTAAGGACGTTTTACAGATCGCGCTGGAAGGAAAAGGCGACCTGCGCTGGGAATTGCCGGACGATGTGAACGCGCTTTACCTAGAACACTTGCGCGGCGAGTCGAAGATTGAGATTAGGACAGGCGTGTTTGAATGGCGTGAGGTAAAAAGCAACGCACCTAATCATGGACTTGATACTTCTGGAATGATGCTTTGTATGGCAACAATCGCTGGTATTATTAGATTTACGCCGAGCAAATCCCAATATGAATGAAAAGCAAAAGCAGGGTCACACTAGAGAGGACGGCATGGTGTTCTGGTGTTATCAAAAAAAGATTGACTACGAATACTGGGTTTCAGCCGAGAAATTTGCAGAAATGCGAAAATTAAAGAACGATAGACTTAAGGCGTGGAGGGCAAAAAACAAAGACGCAATGAAGGTTTGGAGAAAAAACGATAGAGATAAAAATCTATTAAAAAGACGCGAACAAAGCCTTTCATGGCTCAAAAAGAATCCTATGAAAGCGGCTGAAAATATTAGGCGTTGGAAAGCTGCAAACAGGGATAAATGCACAGCAGTCGAAGAACTTAGGAGAGCCAGACAAATGAAAGCAGTTCCGACCGACTCATGGCGATCGGTCGTTGATGGTTTTTACAAGATTGCAAATCGAGTAAGTTATTGCACCGGCATCAGACACGCGGTCGATCACATCGTTCCTTTAGCTGCCGGAGGCTCTCATTGTCATCGCAATTTGCAGGTTTTGCCATTTTCACTTAATAGCAGGAAAGGAGCTAAAATTGATTTCAAATTGCCGGACTGCTATCGCAAGGATGGTCGTTTTACACCATCAACAGTATCTGTCTAATTTGACACGCCGTGCGTTATTGCATGGCACTCGACAATCCTTTCATCGGTATTGAGCAAGCGACTTTGCTCGCGTTAAAAACCAAAGTGGTCTCCGCAATCGAGGCTTGCTTGCTCAATCAGAGCTACTCGCTGAACGGTAAAAGCGTGTCGCGTGCCGACTTAGGTCGCCTCAATGAAATGTTAGGTCAGTTGCAGGGCGCTATTGACGAAGGCAACGGAAGCACCGATACAGTTACCTTCGCGAGCTTTAACGGTCTATAAAACATGGAAAACTTCGACGCTTCAAAAGTCCTGCAAAATCGTCCTTGGATTGAGCGTGCGCTGGATAATGTCGCGCCGCAATGGTCGTTGAAGCGTTTGGAGGCTCGCGTGAGCAAGGCGTTGTTTGAATATAACGCATCGCAAAGCTCGCGAATATACCAGCCCAAAACGATGGGCTTGCCTTCTGAGTCGAGCCAGACGCAGCGCAGTCGAATCGTCATGATGTGGGAAGCTCGCGATCTGGTCGAGAATCTGCCGGAGGCGCGGGAGGTCAGTCGCAAGTTTGGCAACTATTTAACGCCGCACGAGTATTCTCCGGCGACAGGTGACCGTGCTTACAACGCAACGATCAGCGAATACTTCCACGCTTGGTGCAAACGCGCTGATGTAACTGGTCGGCATTCGTTTAAGAAGCTCGTGCAGCTTGCAGCCGAAGAGCGACCAGTTGACGGCGATTGCGGATTCGTGATCCGGCGCGTAGGCGAGGAACTCAAGTTGCAACTCGTGCCAAGCACGCGCATTGGCAATCCAAACAATTCTGGACTTGATGCAGAAAACTATACCCAAGGAATTATCACAAATGAATATGGTCAACCGATTGCTTACCGCATTTTTAGAGTCGATAAAAACGGCGTTTACTTCGGCGCGGAAGATATTCCAGCGGCGCAGTTTTGCCATTACTTCGACCCTTTCCGAGTCGATCAGTATCGTGGAGTCACCGATTTCCACGCGGCCATCAGGACGGCGCGTAGCCTCTACGAAATCCTCGAAGCCGAAAAAGCGGGTGTCCGTTTCGCTTCGCAGCAAGCTGCTTTAATTTTCACAGATCGCGGCACGGCAAATCCTCGCAACTTATTTCAACCTACCCCCGCAAACACGCTGCCAAGTGGACAGCAGCAGAAGAATGAACTTAGCGAGGTCGGCACGATCCGTTATTTCGGTAACGCGGATAAGATCGAGGTCATGCCGTCGAGACCTTCGCAAGCGTTCGCTGGCTTTGTTCAGCACTTGATGCACGAGATCGCTCTCGGTGTCGGCGTGCCGGAAGGCGTTTTATTCGGAACGCAAGACTACAAAGGCCCAAGCGTTCGCGCAGAATTTGCGGCAGCGGATCGCGTGTTCACGCGGCATCAAGGCGTGCTAGTCGATAAGGTTCTTGATCCAATCAAGGACGCGGTGATTCTGGACGCGATTGCACGCAACGAGATCGCGCCACCGAAGTTGCTGGCTGGCGAGACTATGGTGCAAGCCTTGCGCCGCGCAACGATGGGCGAGTGGCGTTTCCCTGCAAAGCTCTCGATCGATGTCGGTCGCGAGTCTGCGGCGAACATGAACGAGAACCGGCAAGGCGCGAAGTCGCTGCAAGAGATCGCGGCTGAAGAAGGCACGGATGCTTTTGCGCGGCTTGAGCAGATCGCAATCGAGGCGAGCTTCGTTAAAGAACTTTCTACGAAATACGAAGTGCCGGAGACTTCGATCCGGCTTGTTACCAACTCACTGCCATCGACTCCGGCAGCGGCAGCGGCAGCGGGTGAGAACGTCGGTGCGGCAGCGGCAGACGCGCAGAACGCAAGCGCACAACAGAGTGAAAAACCAGTCGAGGTTACAACCACAGATACACCGGCTGAGTTACCGTTGCAGCCGTTTGAATCAGAACACGTCACGATAAACTTTGCCGACGGCACTTACATTCCGACAAACGCGATCGCAGAGAACGCAAGGCAAGCACTCAAGGTGCGTGATACTAAGCCAGCATCACAACGCGGCATGACCTCGGTCGGCTTGGCTCGCGCTCGCGATCTGATGAATAAGCGCCCTCAGTCCGAGGACACAGTGCGGCGCATGAAAGCGTTTTTTGACCGGCACGAGGCCGACAAGCAGGGCGAGACGTGGGACGAAAAAGGCAAGGGCTGGCAAGCGTGGAACGGCTGGGGTGGCGATGAAGGTTACGTCTGGGCGACCTCAATCGTAGAGCGATTGAACAAGCAAGCCGACGCGCAGAAAATCAATGCGGCATCCGCAGAGGTGCGTCAGACGTTCGCGGCAATCACACCACCAGCACCAGAGGAGTGGCTGGACGCCGTGCAGAATTATCGCAGCAAGCAAAATCTGCGAGTCGATGAAATCAAGGCTAGCATCATTGGTGAAAAATCAATCATCGAACTTACCAAAATAACATGATCCACACGCAGACTCAAATCGACAACCTAATCGAGCTGGCAATCATCCAGCGCGTTGAACTACGCAAACTCGTTGAGTCGTTGCCGGAGCTTCGCACGCATCTCTCGGTCGAGATCGAGCGTAATCTGAATGAGATCGAGCCAGCGATGCGCGAGGAGTTGCAGGCTTATTTACTGACCGCATCACAGAGCGAACACGCCATCCTAGGCAACTCGCTCAAGCAAAAGATTGCGGAACTTGCAGTCAGTTTAGAGGACACGACCGCGCAAAAGTATTCGGTGTTGATGAATGAGCGTGCGGAGAATGATCGACTGCTGATCAAGGCAGAGGCACGGATCGCAGAGGCTGCGATTGCTTTACCTTCAGCGGTCAAAGAGATCGTCCTCGATGAGCTTTCACGTTTCCCGCGAGCGAATCAAATCGACCAACTGCGGAAAGAATTTGCGGAGCCAGCGAGCTTGAATCCTCGCGGCAAGTGGCAGATCGGCGAGACGTATAACAAGCTCGATCTCGTGTCGATTAACGGCAACAGCTTCATCGCAAACGAGACGACCACGGAAAAGCCGACGATGAACTCGACGGCGTGGACGCTCAACTCGTCGAAGGGTGGTGTCGGTGCTGGCATCACTTCGATCACGGAACTTACTGGAACTCCAAGCAATGGAGAAACTCTGATCGGTAACGGTCAAGATTACGTCAAGTCGACGCTGACTGCCGGTAACGGTATATCCATCACGAATGGTGCTGGCTCGATTACGGTTACGGCAACTGGCGGCGTAAACTTTCAAGGCTCTTGGAACGCATCGACAAACACACCGACACTCACATCGAGCGTCGGCACGACTGGCTTTTTCTATATCGTCAGCGTTGCGGGTTCAACAAATCTCAACGGTGTAACCGACTGGGAAATTGGGGACTGGGCGATCTTCGGCACTAGCACTTGGACGAAAGTCGATAACACAGACAAGGTTTCGAGCGTGTTCGGTCGCGTCGGTTCCGTCGTTGGAGTTTCCACGGATTATTCTGCGGTCGGCATCACTAACACGGCGATCGGCGCGAGTAACCCTTCGACCGTTGCTGCTACTACTCTCTCATCGAGCAGCACAACAATTCTGAACGGCACGACGATTCCAGCAAACAAGACGCTCGTCGTTACGACTGACAAGCTCTCGGCTTTAGCGGCGACAACGTCAGCGGAACTTGCTGGCGTAATCAGCGACGAAACGGGCAGCGGTGCGCTCGTGTTCGCAACTTCTCCGACCTTAGTCACTCCAGCCCTCGGCACACCTTCTGCGCTGGTGGGAACGAACATCACTGGCACGGCAGCAGGTCTTACCGCTGGCAATGTTAGCACAAACGCAAATCTGACCGGCGATGTAACAAGCGTCGGGAATGCAACCTCAATTGCGTCCGGCGTGATTGTAAATGCTGACGTAAACGCGAGCGCAGCTATTGCTTACAGCAAACTAAATCTAGCGACTAGCATTGTTGATGCCGACATCAGCGCTTCGGCTGCAATCGTAGACACAAAACTCGCGACGATCTCGACCGCTTCAAAGGTCAGCAACTCGGCAACCACAGCAGCGAGCGCAAACACGGCATCTGCTATTGTAGCGCGTGACGCATCAGGTAATTTTATAGCTGGAACGATTACGGCAAACCTAACTGGAACCGCATCAAATGTAACCACGAACGCTAATTTGACTGGCGACGTGACCAGCGTGGGCAATGCCACTTCGATTGCAGCAGGTGTCATTGTCAACGCTGACATCAACGCAAGCGCGGCCATCGTAGACACTAAGCTGGATACTATTGCAACCGCACTCAAGGTTAGCAACTCGGCGACGACTGCAACTAATGCTAACACCGCATCCGCAATCGTGGCTCGTGATGCGTCCGGCAACTTTAGCGCAGGAACAATTTCAGCGGATCTTACAGGCAACGTAACCGGCAACGTCAGCGGATCGTCCGGCAGCACGACTGGTAACGCGGCAACCGCAACGGCTCTCGCGACAGGTCGCACAATCGCGATCACAGGCGATCTGGCTTATACCTCACCGAGCTTCGATGGCAGCGGGAACGTCACGGCGGCGGGAACGCTCGCCACCGTCGCTACGGCGGGGACGACAGGCGGCAGCACGGCAATTCCAGTCGTAACGATTAACGCCAAGGGTCTGACGACCTCGATCACGACTGCGGCGGTAATTGCTCCGGCTGGCACGCTTACCGGCAACACGCTGGCATCAGGCGTCACGGCTTCATCGCTGACCTCACTTGGGACGATTGCGAATTTAACCGCGACTGCTGGAACGATCTCGACTACGCCCAGTGCATCGACTGACATCGCCAACAAACTCTACGTCGACACCGTCGCGCAGGGTCTAGATGCGAAGGCTAGTTGCGTTGCAGCGACGACGGCTGACATCACGCTCAGTGGGACGCAGACGATTGACGGTATTGCAATTATTGCAGGCAACCGCGTGCTGGTTAAGAATCAGTCGCTCTCGCAGAACAACGGTATTTACCTCTGCGCTGCTGGTTCGTGGACGCGCACGACCGACGCGGATACTTGGGACGAGTTAACCTCGGCTTTTACTTTTATTGAGACAGGCACGGTCAACGCGGACACTGGCTACGTTTGCACGGCGAACGCTGGTGGCACGCTAGGCACGACGGCATTACCTTGGTCACAGTTTAGCGGCGCGGGATCATACACCGCTTCTACTGGGCTTACGCTCACTGGCACGGTGTTCTCGCTCACGGCTCCGGTCACGGTTGCATTAGGCGGGACGAACGCAACGAGCGCAGGGATCGCGGCGTTTAATAATATATCTGGCTTCACGGCTGCGGGTGCGACAGGAACGACCTCGACCAATCTAGTTTTTTCGACCTCGCCGACTTTAGTTACGCCAGCACTTGGCACGCCGTCATCGGCTACGCTAACTAACGCGACAGGTCTACCGCTAACGACAGGCGTAACTGGAACCTTGCCAGTCGCCAACGGCGGCACCGGAGTCACAACCTCCACAGGCACAACCAACGTAGTGCTGTCAGGCTCGCCAACGATCACTACACCAGTGATTGCCCAAATCAACGACGCAAGCGGCAATGAGACCTTGAAGTTAGCCTCGATTGCTAGTGCGGTGAATGAGGTCACGATAGAAAACGCCCCGAGTGGCAGTGCCGTCCATATCTCAGCCAGTGGCGGAGATGCCTCTGTTGGGCTGCATTTGGCTGGCAAGGGCGCGTCAGGCTACGTCAACGTGCAAGACTCAACAGATGCCACGAAGCGCATCATGTTCAACGCTGCGGGTGGCACGACGAACACGCGCACAATGTTGAGCAGCACGCAGACGGTGGACAGAACGCTCTCGTTGCCAGATGCGACGGATACGCTGGTTGGTAAAGCGACAACGGACACGCTGACGAACAAAACTATCACAGGTGGGATTCTGAACGGCACGCTGGGCAGCACCACACCTAGCACGATTGCGGGGACGACGATTACGGCAACAAGTGCTGTAACAATGGCTAATGCTACGGCATTACAATTTAAGGAATCAGGTGGCACTGCGCGGAATACGCTCGGCATGACGGCGGGCAATTTGATTCAAATTGGTGATATACCCAATGCTGGTAACTCGCTTGAGGTGTTGTCTTTTGGTGCAATTAATACCAAGATTAACACCAGCACGATTACGTCGGTTTCCTCCACCGGCCTCGCAATCACAGGGGTCGTTACAGCGAGCAACGGAACTTATAATCGTTTTGCTACTACTAATTCTGGAGACACTGTAGCTACTTTGGTAAACAAAGGGAGTGCTAGTGCGTATCTTACAATAGCTAGTGGAACAACAGCAGACTATGTTCTTGAGATGGCGTCCGAAAGAACTGGGGCGGGTACTGGCAATTTTTACTTTGGCGGTAATCACACAACCAATTTTGTTTTTAGAAGTAATGGATATGCAAGTCTTGGAAATTGGAATTCCACTGCACTCTCGGTGACAGGGAGTTTGTCGGCCACATCATCAATATCAAATACAACGGCAAGCGGAACTGCTTCGGTTATCAACATTGCACAGACTGGAATTATTGGTTGGAACATTACAAACGAAGCAACTACTGGACTGCTAAAAATTGGCGTTACATCGGGCGGGACAATACTCACGATGACCAATGGCACTGGCCTCGCGGTCACTGGCACAGTAGGAACAAGCGGTAACGCTACCATTGGCACGGCTGGCTTAGCTCCTGTGGCAACTCCAACGCGGCTGACACTTGATGGTAGTTACGCAAACGCAGGCACACCAACAAATCAACAGCAAAAACTAACACTTGTATCTGTTTCTAGCACGGAAGCGTATGGATTTGCTGTCTCTAATGATGGAGGACTATGGGCGCAATCTGGTAATTCAACTGGAGCAACTGGCTACATTGGTTTTGCTACAGGAGGGGCCGAGAGAGGCCGTATTAATTCTACTGGCCTCGCGGTCACTGGGACTACTACCTCTACAGGTGCTATTAGCACGGCGGCAACTGGTGAGGCTTTGACTCTTAATTCTGGTGGCACAGCGGCTGATACTTATTTAAAAATTAAACGTGGGTCAGGAACGTATTGGACTGTCGGACATGATTCACTGGGGGGGCTGACTTTTGGTCGAGACGGAACAGACAAAGCATATTTTGGGCGTAATAGCGTTGATGGCCTTTATGTAATTGGCACGCTTACTTGCACAGGCGCACTCTCCAAAGGTTCTGGCTCGTTCCGCATCGAGCATCCGCTGCCATCTAAGTCTGCTACTCACCAACTCGTTCACTCCTTCATCGAAGGGCCAAAGTGCGACCTCATCTATCGCGGCAAAATAAACTTAGTGGACGGCAAGGCATCCGTAAACATCGACACGGACAGCACAATGACGGAAGGCACATTTGAGGTGCTATGCGCCAACGTGCAATGCTTTACCAGCAACGAGTCTGGCTGGGGCGCAATTCGCGGCAAAGTGACTGGCAACATCCTTACCATCGAAGCGCAAGATGCGGCATCCACCGACAACGTAAGCTGGATGGTAATAGGCGAGCGCAAAGACCCGCACATCATGGACACGGACTGGACGGACGAAAACGGTCGCCCAATCGTTGAGCCACTCAAGCCAGCAGAACCCGCCCTAGAAGCCAAATGAGCTACGACCCTCTCAGCATTGACGCTCAGCTATCCGCTATCCTGACGCGCATGGACGCGCAGGACAAGGTGTTGGAGCAAGTGTTGCAGCAGTGCATCAAAACAAACGGTCGCGTGACAATGCTGGAGAGTTTTAAGAACGAGCTTCGGGGGAAGGTGGCGGTTTTGGCGGCAGTAATCTCGGCAATCACCGCATGGATTATCAAACGTAACGTCTAACAATAAAATACAACATGAACAACATGACACTAGATCAGGCACTCAATAACCTCTATAACGCAGCACGCATGGCTCCGCTAAATGCAGAGCAGCACGAACTGATTCGCAAGTGTGCGGAGCAGATCGCGGAGGCACTCAAACCGAAGGAAGAACCTAAGGGCGACTAGCATGAGTGGCACGAAGGACACGAACTGGAAAAGCTACTGCGGGCCTGAGTATGATGGCCGCATTATCGGGCCAGACAACTGGCAAGCTCCGGCTGTTCCTTCAAACTACGACGATCTGTTCAAATGCTCAGACGTAAATGTGCTGAACGTAGTCGATCTGGATATTCCAGACGGCTCGCAGGAGGACGCGATTGATTGCGTGCGCGGATCGCTTTATACTTTCTCAAATTGCAAGGTTCGCGGAAGCGTAACGGTGAAAGGCAGTATTAACGGCTGGACGCTGCAAGACTCGCTGGCCGATGGCTTGTTAGAGTTTGGGCAGTATGACAATTACTGGTATGCGGGACGGCCACCGACGCAGGAGATCAAGATTAAGAACTGCACTTCGTCGAGTGGCGGCAAGATCACGATACGGCTATGGGATGCGACATATCCTTTCGTCTGCAACACTCGTCACCGCGTGCAGCGCGTGCCTAAATTTATTTGGTTTCCGTATTTCTGTTTTCGTAAACTTCAACAAGCAATCTTTGGCATTTAACTACCATGCTTGACCTATTCACAAACGCACTTGGCGGTGGCGCACTCGGTGTCTTGCTCCGCATCGGCAACGGCTTCTTCGAGAACTACAAAGCTGGGCAGGATCATAAGCGCGAGTTAGAGAAGGCAACGGTCATGGCTGGTATCGCCAGCGATAAGGCTAAGTGGGATGCGTTCACCGCGAGCCAACAGGCGGCGACTCCTCCGGCTAACGTCTCACCGTGGGCGGCTAATGTTATCACGCTCTTTCGACCCGCGATCACGTTGCTACTGCTGATACTCGTTACGCTTGTTTTCTTCCGCGTCACCGCACTTGAGCAAGCCGAGATGATCGACGAGATTCAGTTCTGCGCTTTCAACTGTATTGGGTGGTGGTTCGGTGATCGGATGAGCCGTAAGAAATAATTCACATGAACGGCCCATTTGATGAGGATGAGGACGACGAGGACGAGCAGGAACTCGTGATGGTTTAACCGCGCCGCAGCGGATTAAACCTTGATGTTGCTGACCACGAACTCGCCGGAAGCACTCAGCGTGACTTCGGCGTAACCGTGCGACCAGCGATTGTATCGCGAATACATCGGATGCAAATCGCACAAGCAACCGAGTGACCACGTTGCAATCGATTTGCCGCGAACGTCATTCTCGACGTGTTCGCTAACTTGATGGTGATGATTCACGAGCGAGGACGCTTTCGTTCGCATGAATAATCCACGCGCTGCGTTGACTGGGCCGATCATCGGCGTCGGGTATTCGTGACCGTGCAGCACCGTAAGGTTGCCGAGGTAGATCGCACGCTTCTCATTAACGTAATCGAAACCACGTTCCTTGAGTTGCAGCAGTTCCGTAAGCGTGATAATCTTCAGATCGTAAATCTCAGGCGCGGCGCTCATCACATAATGATCGAGACGTTCCTCGTGGTTGCCGTCCTTCCAAATCTTTTTTGCTTTGGGATAACGCTCATCGAGCGCGTCCAAGAAATCATTCGTCGTCTCGATCTCTTTTTTAACAGATCGACAGCGCGGGTCTTTCATGAAGCGCGACAGCTTATAGAAGTCGATTGTGTCACCGTTCAAAATAATCAAGTCCGGCTTAAACTTATCCAGTCGAGCGAACACGTTACGCAGCGCCTTGACTGAATGATACGGCAAGTGGATGTCGCCCAGCACGGCGATCTTCGCGTCACGATTCAATTCGTTCTTAACGATGTGCGGAATGAAATCGGATTCATCCGAGGGCGGGATGAAATGCGATGGCTCCGACTTCTCAACGAATTTATTAGACCTTACTGCTTTGGCTAAATTGTTCGCACCTTGTTTGCCGCGCAGATACCTGATGCTAGTTCGCACGTTCTCTAATTTTGATTTAAGCCAGACATCGGGATTATCAGCGATCAATTTTCGCGCAATCGTGCGACTCGGCAGATCATTCCATTTTAACAGCGCGTCTCTTATTATCTTGGATTCGATTTCTTGCATAAGAAAGGCAGAGCGTTTTTTGCGCTCTGCCATAAAGATTGACTGCCCATGAAGCGTTTCGCGGGTCTCAGTTGCCGCGTGTCCATCTTTATAATAGTGCGGATGTTAAATTTGACAACTGAGGCGCTTTACGATGACCCCGATTATTTCATTTGCTGCCGTAGCGGATTCCAAGATTGATGCCGAAGCTGGCGTGATCCGTGGCGTTTCGCTCATTACCGTAGGCCCAGCCCTCGGTCACGGCGTTGCGATTGATCGCAAGACGCTTGAGCAGGTTAAGACCGCTGCCGAGTTATATACCGGCGGTCTGAAGGTGAAACTCGATCACTCCGGCGGTGCGGGTGATATCATCGGCTACATCGACACGATGCGGATCGAGGGCGACAAGTTGCTGGGCGATTTGCACTTACTGCAAAGCTCGCCGCACCGCACCTACATCCTCGAAATCGCGCAGCGCATCCCCGACACGTTCGGTCTCTCGATTGCGTTCTCCGGCCCAAGTGAAGTCGGCGCGGATAAAAAAACCATTTTGCAGCGTTGCTCTGAGATTTACTCCGTAGACCTCGTGAGCGAACCCGCTGCCAATCCAGACGGATTCTTTAGTCGCAAACTCAAGGAACTTGAGAGCGTGATGCCGAAGAACGAACCGTCTGGCACTCCACAATATAATAATCCTATGAATGAAGATGATAAAAAGTCCATCGGTGGCATGATTGAATCTGCTATGATGGCGATGAATGATCGCCTTTCCAAGCTGGAAAGCGCAATGGCTCCTGCCGGTAAGGTTGAAGCCGATGATGAGAAGGTCGCTGAAATGAAAGCGAAGAACGACATGATCACGAACGCCGCTAACGAAGGTGCGCTCGCGGCCATCCGTGAATTTAGCAAACAGTTCGGCGCTCCTGCTGCTCCTGTTGCTTCCGCTGAAGCTGTTAAACCAGCCGATGCAGTCAAACGCAGCTTCGAGCAAATCGTCGCTGACAAATCCGTCGAGCTGAAGGGCAACAAGTCTGCTGCCATTTCGTTCGCGGTTAAAAACCATTCTGCCGAATACACCGACTATCGCGCCCGCGTTCAGTCTGGCGAAATCGTCAAACTCTAATCCTAAACTAATATGTCTACCCAATATCTTAACAGCGGCACGTTTCTGGCTAACTCAGCCTTGACCGCTTTCCGTCTCGTGACGATCTCCAGCAACCTCGGCGTTGGCCTTTGCGCTACCGGCGGTGTTGTTGACGGCGTTACTCAAATCGACGCAGCTTCCGGCGACTACGTCACCGTTGGCTTCCTCGGTAACAATACCATCAAAGTCGCTTTGCTCGCTGGCCCAGTAACGGTCGGCAACACTCTGTTCGCTGTCGCTGGTGGCCTCGTTGCCATCACCGGCACGGTCACCGTTGGCAAATCACTTAGCACCGCGTCTGACGCGAATGCCGTGGTTGAAATCCTTCCTCGTAACCTTTAATTTATAAACTACCATGTATAGTAATTCTGCTGCAGTGTTTCGTGGCGATATCGCCGGTGTTCTCGAACAGTCCAAGGAATGGGAGAGTGGACTCATCGGGGCAAAGATCATGCCGGTGCTGAACGTTCCTGTTCGCGCCGGTCAATATCCTTCTTTCCAACTCAAAGAAGGTCAGTTGCTCAAGAGCGACATCAAACAGCGTGCGGTCGGTGCATCTTACGCTCGCATGACGAACTCTTACAATCAAGAAACCTATCAATGCCAAGAATTCGGTGTGGAAAATCCTATAGACGATACGGTGAGTTTGGACGTATCGAGATTTTTCGACGCCGAGGTTATGGCCGCAAAACTCGCTCAGCGCAAGTTGATGCTTGGTCACGAGCTTCGCGTTGCTGCGAAGATTTTTGACTCCGGCACGTTCACCGCGACCAATTCTGGCACGGCTTACACGACCGCTAACTTAGCCACGTTTGACGTAGGTCTCGACGTGCAGGATGCCATTGACCGCTTGCTCGCCAAGGGTGAGTCGGCGTCTAACCTAAAGGTCGTCATTCCTTACCCAGTATGGACGCGCATTCGTGCCAGCACGAAGTTCCAGAACCGTTTACGCGGCGCTGGCATTTCGAGCGACACGATCTTGAACGCTTCGACACAGGCTGCGGCTGATGTGTTCGGCGTGCAAGAGGTGCTGGTCGGTCGCGCCTCCTATGACTCGGCTCCTGAAGGTGTGGCGTTCGCTGCCGCTAATGCGTGGGCGAATACCTACATCTTCGTGGGTTCAGTCTCCGAGGGCAGCGCGGGTTACTTCGGCGGCGGCGCTGGGTTTACCTTGAACTGGTCGGAGTATGGCCCTGCGTTTGGTGTTAGCACCTACCGCGAGGAGTCGATCAAATCGAACATCGTGCGCGCTTCGCAATATGTTGCCGAGAAAATCGTCAATTCCAATGCCGGTCAGCTTGTCACCACTCAATACAGTTAATTTATTAAATTAAATTGGTGAACAGAGCCTCACGCTTAACTGCGTGGGGCTTTCTGTTTTTGACGGTTCGTATGATACCTCATGCGCCTATCTCTCTGCGTTATTTGCGGCAACGAATCGGAACACATCTTGCAAATGCTCAATTCGTTTGAGCCGATCTTTGATGAGCTATCGCTGGTGCGAGCTATCGGTGGTCAAGAGCCGGACGACACCGTGGATAAGGCGCGTGCGTGGTGCGGCGAGAACGGCAAGGATTTCCTGTTCTCGGAATACATCAACACTCTGACCGCACAAAAATGGCCGCACGTCGATTCGTTCTCGGACGCTCGCAATGCGGCGTTCGCTCAAGGCACAGGCGACTGGCTTTTGTGGGCTGACTGCGACGATCTGATCGAGGGGACTAGTATGTTCCGCGAATCGCTTAAAAGCGCCAAGGACGACGTTCTAATGGCACGCTGTCCGTATGATGTCAGAGGCTCAAACAAGAAGCTGCTTCGCGAGCGCGTTATCCGGCGATCAACCTTTGAAGCCGGACGCCGCTGGCATCACGACGTTCACGAGAACCTGCTCCTGCTCGCTAACGATAAGCACGAGGACTGGCAGCAGCCGGTTTGGATACACTCGCCCAACGTGATCAAGCGAGCGAACCGAAAGCGGAACTTGAAGATTCTTGGCAAGTCGGTCGCGGAATCGGCAACGCAATACTTTTACATTCACCAAGAACATTACTGCGACGGCAATCGACCGGCGGCAGAGCAGTTCGGCAAGATCGCGATCTCGTTCCCGAATCTAGAAAGCTCGTTCCGTTACGAGGTGTTGCTAAATTTAGCGCGTATTTCCGGCATCAACCGCGAGGCGATGCAGTATGCTTTGCAAGCGCACGGCGTTTTCCCTTGGTGTCGCGAGGCGATTGCTACTATGATACTATTGCATTTTGAGAGGCAGGATGCCAAGCGAGCGTCTTACTGGGCTGAGACTATGCTGAAGCTCGATGTGCCGAGCGTCGCGGATCGACCGTGGACGCACGAGCGCAAATGGTATGACTGGGCTGGCTGGGATTTGGCAGCGCGTGCGGCACGGCTTTCCGGCTTCACGACGCTCGCTGAGATACGCCAAATGCATTGCCATAAAACAGAGGAGCCAAGGATCACGCTTCTGCACGCGACCAAGGATAACACCTCAAACGCGGTGGCTTGCCGTGACGCTTGGCTAAATGCCGCGACCGATCCGGCGCACGTTGAGCATATCTTTGCAATCAACTCCGACGACGAAACCAGCACGGTAATGGTCAAGCAATTCCAGCACGTTAACGTGAAAGGAACGCTCGACGACGCGCTCAATTCAGCCAGCAAGAAAGCGCGTGGGAATCTACTGATCGAGGTGCGGGATAACTACGCGCCAGCGTTGCAATGGGATTCAAAACTTTTTGATTTGATCTCAGGTCGTGACCTCAATTCTACGCCACTAAGGATCAAGATCAAGGAGGTCGATCAGCGCATAATTTCTCGCGCACAGTATCGAGCGCAAGCCGAGGTGTTCACCGCATCGGAGCCGGACTGCGAGGTCTTGGAGGCGGTGGAAAGGATCACGCTCATTCGGTGAAAGCGATTGTAATTTGCACGACGCACGGCAAGTGCTTGCCGGTCATGCTGGCCTCAATCTCGGAATACGTTCCGCGTGATGTGGTGGTTTATATCGCTGGCTCAGACTTGAAGTTGCCGAATCACCAAACGATTAACCTGCCGAATGACGCACGCAATTTTGGCGATGCTTACAACGCGGCGGCAGCGATTGCGTTTGCACGCTTCGATGAAATCGTGATTGCAAATGACGACATCGTTTTGACTCCAACTACATGGAGGACACTCGCTTGCGACGTTTCTTTCATCAAAGAAAAGTTTGGCGATCACGGCATTGTTGCGTGTCGATCTGATTACGCAAGAGGCACGCAGAACATACGCTGCGGAATCGGTAAGATTAACTTTTTGAGATACGAATCGGAGGCGCAAATAATTGTCACGGATGTGATCGCGCCGATCTTCGCGCAGGTTACCCGCAGCGCTTGGGTGGATTTCCCACCGATCAACTGGTTCTCGGACGACGTGCAATGCTTGGACATGAAACGGAATCACTATATTTCCCGCGCTTACGTTCATCACGTCGGGTCGCAGACTTGCGGCGATGATGTCAAAAAATGCTTAGACGATGCCGAGCCGTGGATTAAAGCGAATCGCCCAGAATTGCACGCTAAGTGGTTTCTTACAAACGGAGCAATGGTATGAGCAGCGTCCGAGACTTCGATCCCACCCAGCTTGCCGCAGACTATCTCGGCATCCTCGATCAAGCTGGTATCACGTTCACTTACCAAGGCAACACGGTGACCGGCATCTGGTCGTCGGCTCGTAATGCGTTCGATGACTTCGAGGATCAGCGTCGTGCGGATTCTAAGTTCACGATTTTCTTAACGACTGACCAAATTGCAACGACTCCGGCGGTGTCGCAGACCTTGCTGCGTTCCGGCGTGACTTACTTTGTCGAGCGCGTGACGTTAGACGCCGAGGGGACTGGTTGTGAAATTGACGTGTGCAAAAATATATGATCACGGTTGATTTCAACACCGCAAAATTGAATGGGCTTCTTGCTCAATTAGCTGCTACGGCAAAAGTTGATCTTGGCAAAGTTATCAGAGCCGAGGGCGGTAATCTTGCTAGAAATATAATGCTGATTATTCCTCCGACGACTGGAAAGGGGGATATAAAACCAGAGAAACAACCGCGAGGCGCGGGAATGACTAAAGCTGCACAAGAGCAAGGATTCAACGCGATCAAGAGTGATTTGTTCGGTGGATCAAAAATGGCGAAGAGTAGTTCCATTGGTCTTTTTCAAACGATTGGTGAATCAGGATTGAGAGAACCGCGCAATCGCACGCATGAAACATTGCGCGTAAGATTAGGAAATAATGATAGCAGCAGAAGCGTGAAGATTATGTCAAAATTCTGGCGCCCAGAAGCGAGTAAAGGAGAAATGGCTAAGTTTAGAAAACTATATCGGAATAAATATGGCAGAACTGGGCAAGTATCGCAAAACACGATTGGTCGATGGAGGGTGCAAGATCAAATGTGGGTTAGCAAACAAAGCGCAGATGCTTATTTCGGCATCTTAAAAAACAGAGTCGGTTGGAACAAGTCCGGATTTGCTGCTGCTGCTATTGCGTGTGGAATCAGAGTGCCTTCGTGGATTAGGAAGCACGCTAGATCATCTGGTCGCGTGTCTTTCAATTTTGGGCCAAACCCATATGTGATTGCAACAGCTACGAAAAATTCGATTCCTAACATTCAGCGTTATGTTGACGGAGCTTTACTCGCTAGAGAAAAAATTACCTTACAAAAAATAAACCGCATCTATGGAAACAAGGCGGTCAATTTAGGATTCGCGAAAGTTAGAGGCGATGGAACAATCGACTACAATAAATAATGAGCATCCGCACAAACATCCGCACCGCTACTGCTAACGCTTTGACTGGCGCGAGCGTAGTTGTCACCGCTAACATTCTTAAAGGTCGTAACAACACGATTGCCAGCGTCAGTTTTCCGTCGGCTGCGGTCTACGCCGTGCAAGAGCAAATCGAGGTGCGATCACTAGCGCCATCGAATCGCGTGCAATATCGGCAGCTTTCCTTGATGGTCGATTACTTCATCGCAGAAAGCGGAACCTACCTGATCGACGACCTATTCGATACCGGCAGCGCAGCGGTCGAGGCTGCTGTTTTAGCCGATCCCACCCTCGGTGGCGTCTGCTCCGACCTACATTTGACAACGGTCGATTATGTGATCGAGCCAGATGAAGATCGGCGCTGGGGCGTCGCTCGTCACACTTTTAACTGCATCTACTTAACCCAAGACTAATATGGCAAACCATCTAGGACGCGAAGGGATCGTAAAGATTTCTAGCACCACCATCGGCGAGTTGAAAAATTACTCGCTTTCACATTCCTCTGACACCGTTGAGGATTCTATTATCGGCGACATCTACCGCACGCGGGTCGCGACCATGAAAATGTGGTCAGTCTCCGGCGATATGTTCTGGGATGAGGCCGATGCCGGTCAGCTTCTAATGACCATTGGCAGCAGCGTGACGCTTAACCTCTACCCAGAGGGGGCAACGACCGGTGACGTGTATTACAGCGGCAGCGCAATCGTCACCAAGTTCGATGTCACCGCAAACTTCGATGGTCTGGTCGAGGCTTCGACCGCATTTGAGGGCAATGGCGTTCTGTCAACTGTCACGGCTTAATCTGAGGAACAAACAATGGACGCAATCGACCTAGTTCGGGAACACTTCACGTCGCTCGGCACAAAGCGCATCGACGTTCCAGAATGGAAAATGCAGATTTATTCTACCCCAGTTACGCTGGGCGAAAAGAATCGTCTTTATCGCAAGTCGAAAGACAACGATATGGAATTGTTGGTAGACATCTTGATTGCCAAGGCGTGCAACGCTGAAGGCATTAAGTTATTTACCATCGAGCATCGGATCACGTTCCTCAACAAAGCCGACAGCAACGTGGTTGCTCGCGTCGCAAATGCTATTCTCTCCGAAGATTCTCCTAAAGTTGATGATCTAAAAAACTAATCGGCGGCGAGCAAGGAGCCGACCTTCTCGCCGTTTACGCAATCGCGGAACGACTCGGCAAGTTCGCTTATGAAGTATTGGAAATGCCAGCCGAGGAGTTATCCGGCTGGCTTGCTTATATAAATCACCTAAATCGACTCAAAAAAAATGGCCGCTGAAGCAACATTTATTCTTAAAGCGGTTGATGCGACGAAGCAGGCTTTTGCGAGCGTGCAGAACTCGCTCACAAAGATGAACGCCACCGCAAAAACGGTGGTTGCAAGTTTCAAGGGATTTATCGCGCTTACAGCGATAATTCAAATTGGAAAAAGCATAAATCGAACACTTGAAGAAGCTGAAGCAAACGCGCAAAAATTAGGAAAAACTCAGGAAGAAATTGACAAGTTGACTCGTGCGACGGGGTTTATTGACAACGCTTTCAAGGCATTAAAAGAAACGCTGCTTTTGGGAGTAGATCGTGTTCTTGAATTAAAAGATGCGATTACCGGTGTTACAAAAGTTGATTCAGCGGGAATTGCAGATCAACTGCGCTTGGATCGCGATAAACCAAAAATCGTCGACGTTACTGAAACAATTTTAAGACTTAGAGAACAGTTGAATTCTATTGGGGACACTCCTTCTCAAGCTTTTGCGCGTCTAGGTGCAGAAATTGAACGAGTAAACAGCGCCTCAAAAGATATTACGTTATCCGCTGAGTTAGATGCGTTAAATCGTGAAGCAAAAACGTTAGAAATTACCGCTGAACAAACCAAAATTGCTCAGAGTGCTTTTGTTGATTACGAAAAATCGGTTTTGGCTGTAAACGAAGCCTTCGAAAATTTTCAGATGGAGCAAATGTCCGCTGAGCAACAACAGGCTAAAATAATTCAACAGGTGATTGATCTAACTGCTGAAATCGAAGCACTACAATCAGTGTTACCGGAAGACGGCTCGTTTAACATTTTGACTGCAACCGCAGAAGAAGTGGCACAATTTGAAAAGTTGACTGAACTGCAAGAGCGACTGGTTAAAACGATAGGAAAGCGAAAAGTCGCTGAAACTGATTTCCAAATAATTGCAAAGAATACAGGCGACATTTTAGCAAGTGGTTTCGAGGACGCAATTTTTTCTGGTCAAAAATTAAGTGAAGTAATTAAGGCGCTTGGTTTAGATTTGATGCGGATGATTTTTCAACAGATGGTGACAGCGCCACTTGCAAGCGGAATTTTTAAGGCATTAACAGGTAGAGCGATGGGTGGCCCAGTATCTTCCGGCTCGCCTTATGTCGTTGGCGAGAAAGGCCCAGAGCTATTCGTGCCAAACAGCAGCGGTTCAATCATTCCAAATAGCAAGATGGGCAGCGGTTCTAGTGGCGCTGGTGGAACAAACGTAAACGTGACCTACAACATCGCCTCCGGCGTGTCTCGCTCCGATCTTGCGCCGATCCTTGAACAGCAACGCAAGTTACTCAAAGCGGAGATTCCCGACATGGTTCGTCGCGGTGGTGGCTACCGTGCAGCGTTTGCTTAATAAACATCATGGCAATTTCCTACCCACTCACACCTCCGGCGGCGCTCGTTGCGTCTAAGCTAATGATTACTGGCGTGAGTTCTACGCGCCGGAATATATCGCCTTACACGCTGCAATCTCAGCAATACAACTGGACTGGTCAAGGCTGGCTTGGCTCGGTTGAGTGTCCACCGATGGTGCGCGCCGACGCGGAAGCGGTGATCGGGTTCCTGCTTGCAGCGCAACGCGGCACGTTCTACTTTCAAGATTACGCAAATCCAAATCCTCGCGGTGCCGTAACAGGCACGTTGCTGGTTTCAAGTGCGACGGCTAACGATACGACGCTCGGCTTCAGCGGCGCGACTGGCAATTTCGCGGTAGGCGACTGGATTCAAATCTCGACCTCGCTTTACAAGGTAATCCAAGTGAACTCGTCATCGAGCGTAGATTTGTTTCCGTTATTGCGTGCAAGTTACGCGGTCAGCACACCTATCACTAAGGTCAACGCAAAGGGCGTGTTTCGATTGCAGGAACCATCGACGCAATGGAGCATCGAGTTAGCTAACATTTACGGCATGAGCTTTAGCGTAGTCGAGGACATTGCGTCATGAGCATCACAACCGCTGGCAGATCACTGAGCAACGACATGGTGACGGAGGTTTCCGCGTCGCAACTAACACCGATCTTGTTAGCGTCGTTGGAGTTTTCTCCGGTGATTTATCTTTGGAGTGGTTATGGAAATCTGGTCTACAATTCGATCACTTATTTGGGGACTGGTGAATTTGGAACGATCTCACCTATCGAGGAAACGACCGATCTTTCGTCTCGCGGAATTTCTTTGGAACTTTCAGGTGTTTCAACAACGCTAATTGCTGAAGCTCTTACAGAAAATTACCAAGGCAAAAACTGCACGGTGCTATTCGGTGCGTTGAATTCAAGCGCGGCGCTGGTATCGACACCGATTACGATCTTCTCTGGTCGAATGGACGTGATGAATATCTCGGATGACGGAACATCGCAGACGCTAACGATGACGGCTGAGAATCGGTTAATGGATTTTAGGCGTCCTCGCGAGGTTCGTTACACACATCAAGAGCAGTTGCAGTTACGAGCCAGCGCAACCATCGCCGATCTTGGTTTAATTTACGTCAATGCTATCCAAGAAAAAGAAATTTACTGGGGCAATGAAAAGCTCGCTGCTCCAGTAATGAGTAATGGCGGCGGCGACTATGGCCCAACAGAATACGCATGATGACTCGAAAAGAAAATTGGACTGACGAGCTAGTCGCTTTCATCGAGGAGCGTCGGCACGAGCCGTTCGCGTGGGCGAAGAACGATTGTTGCTTGTTTGCGTGCGACTGGATTAAGCGTGCGACTGGAACTGATCCGGCGTTTCAACTGCGCGATCAATATCATTCCGCAATCTCAGCGCATCGACTTATCAAGAAGCACGGCGGCATTATCGGAATCGTGCGTAACTACGGAGAGCCATGCGGGATCGAGCGCATCGAGTCATCAATGGCGCGGCGCGGTGATATTATCGTGAGCGATTGCGGAGATGGCGACTGCATCGGGGTTGTTGTAGGCGCAGAAGCGGCTTTTGTTGGAGTTAGCGGATTGCTTTTTAATACGCTAAACGGAGAAAAGAAATCAACCTGCTGGAGACTTTAATTTTATGCCACAGGCATTACCCCTTTTACTCACTAAGATTGTTGTCGCAATAAAAGCAATTACGGTTGCTTCCATTCTGAAGTTTGTCGCGGTTACTGCTGCATCGATGGCGGTGTCAAAGCTGCTCGCGCCTAAAGCTCCGAGCTTTTCAGATTCATCAATCTCGACTCGCTCGCAAATGGTGCGCTCGCCGATCTCAGCGAGGCAAGTGATTTACGGTCAATGCAAAGCGTCAGGCGTGATCGTTTACATCTCGACGACTGGCACAAAAAACGAGTTCCTGCATCTCGTGATTGCGATTGCCGGTCATGAGTGCGAAGAACTCGGCGACGTTTATCTCAACGACGAGAAAATTATTACAGGCTCCGGCAACACGGTCGATGGCGGCAGCAGATATCTTAACAAGATTTCAATCGTTAAGCATCTTGGAACGACTCCGCAGACGGCTGACGCGGCGTTAATTGCTGCGACGACAGGCTTAACCGCTGACACAGGGCAATGGACTTCCGCGCATCGCTTAGACGGCATTACATACATTTACGCGAAACTGACATGGGACGCTGAAATCTATGTCGGCGGCATCCCGAATATTTCGTGCGTC